AGCAATACCTTTACTTTCAAGTTTATCCCTCTCGGAAGCACGGCTCAGACCGGGGCTTACGCAGTCCATATATCCCAGCGCTTGTATCTGTGTCCCAAGCACCCCTTTAAAGGCGTGTATGAGGGGACTATGGTACTTAGCCACCCCCGGGGCCAGGCGATGGAGCACAAACAGTACGTGCTTACCCCTGAGGACTTTTATGTGTTCGATGAGGATATGGTTTTGGTCCTATTGAAGAAGACGGTCCCATTAAAATCCCTGGTCTTGGCTTTGTTGCCTGAGGAAGTTATACACCAGTGTATGGGGACCGCATGGGGTATTGGTTATGACCATGGGAATAACCCTAAAGATTATAGGGCAGAGCTGTTGCACCGAGACGTCTTTGAAGCCAATGACATGGAGTATGATACGCTAGCCTATAAACCTATCGACTTCGAGACCTTCGATGGGCAGTGTGGGATGTTGTTTGCCACCAAGGAGAATCGGGCAGTCCAAGGTATAGTTGGGATGCATATCGCGCGGCGTAACGTCGATGGCATGGGGCGCATCCTGATTTTCTCCAAGGAACATTGGGAGAAAGCTATTCGGGAATGGCGCGGGGCTCCGCTCGGGAACAATTTTCCTGAAGTTACCCTAAATTCCTCTGCAATACGTGGTACTCAAATTGGCCCGTTAGGGAAGAATTCCATCCTTCGTCATTTGCCCGGCCATGATCTCATCGGTACTAACCAGGCGGCCCAGGTGGCAAAACCCAAACCGGTTATGGAATACACCCCCTTTGCTGGTGATCTCCCGGATTATGGGTTCGTAGCCCCTGACGGGAAGAGCCGAGTCGTAGAGGGGAAGTATATTGACTCTACCCTGAACCGTCTCGCCCAGATGGACCGTACCCCGCTGGACATTGACCCAGAATTGGTCAAGTACGCGGTGGACGATTACTTTGAAGACATCAGACCGAAGATGCCTTGGAGCAAGATGCGCCCTATGGACATGAAGCTGGTTCTTAACGGGCTTGCCGGTACCACTCTTAAACGGGTCAACCTTAATGCGAGTGCGGGCCCTACTTTTAGAGGCAAGAAGAAGGACCACGTGGCTTTCGTGGGGGACACTGTCGAGATAGTCCCTACTGACTCCGTGTGGGAGTCTCTTCATGAGAGATTGCGCAGGGTCCAGAATAAGGAGAGTTGCATGTTCCTGCACAAGCTTAGTCCGAAGTTGAATGAAGCCTTAACTAAGGATAAGATTGAAAAGGGCAAACAGCGGGATATTGTGATTAATGATTTCGACCAGACCTTAGAGATGAAATCCACCTTTGGTCCGATTTTCCAACACACCCGTAATTGCCCTCAGGTTATGGAGAATTG